AAGAGAGTCTTTGTTCCCACAAAGAAGCTCTCCTCTCTGAACACGTGACTGCGGACGAAGACCTCAAGTCGTTGAGGTCCTTCGCGATGTCCTGGGCGAGGCAGTACCTCCCAAAGAACGTGGAGTGGTCGACGGTGGCCGGGGTCCCCTCAGGGGCCTCCGCCACTTACGACTGTCCGCGTTCCGAGGGCGGCCTGTCTCGCTCAGTGTCCGAGTCCTTGGCTTTCGAGGTCGACTATCTGGAGCCTCCTGACGAGATGCCGGAGAACTGGCATATGATCCTCAAGGAGCTCCACCTAGTCGGCTCCGCCATGACTGAACAGTGGCCTCCCTATCCCAAAGGTAGGGTGGTCACCATCGAGGAGCGAGGCCACAAGGTCCGTATCGTGACCGCCATGCAGCGGTACGCGTTGGTCCTTGGGCACCTCGCCCGTCGACGTCTTGCTCTCGGGCTACGTAAGTGGCCTCTGACCAAGCATGTTCATGATGGCGAGCCTCGGAAAGTGGGTGCAGACTTTGTTGGCGCCGTAGGACACGTCTTGTCGGCTGACTTGAAATCGGCTTCCGACCTCATTCCTCTCGACGTCGCGCGAGCGATCGTCGACGGGCTTGAGGATTCGGGCCGGTTCCTGCCGGCCGAACTCCACGGCCTCCGTCTTGGGACGGGGCCCGTCGAGGTGACGTGGCCTGACGGCACTACAGCTCGTACCAAGCGCGGGATCCTTATGGGGCTCCCGACAACTTGGTCCCTGCTCTGCATCTACCATGGGTGGGCCTGGAAGCAGGCCTCCATGGTGGACAGATGTCTGCCCGCGACGCAGCCAGTCGCCCGCATTTGCGGCGATGATCTGCTTGGAGTCGCGGCCCCTCGAGCCCTGGACGCCTACGAATCAGCGATGATTCGTACTGGCGCCCGGTTCTCGAAGGGGAAACACTTCCGTTCCCGAAACAGGGGCGTTTTCCTCGAAGTCCTTTGGGACTTCGCGGGCACCTCGGAGACACAGTTAGATGGTTTAGTCCCCATCTACCGTATTGTGTCTCGTGGACGAGGAGGGCAGAAATGCCGCAAGAAGATCCCGGTTAACACCGTAAGGGTTCTTCGCATCACACGGACTCGCGCTCACCACTCTATGCCTCTTAAAGGGCTTGTGGTGGGCGACGCGCCATTCGGTCACGGACCCAGTGAGGCTCCGGACTGGTGGCTGGCGGGCGTGGCTGAGACAGACTATCTCAGACACTTCCGCCCCCGTATGGTGCACGCGGTCGCCCGGACCCTAAGACCTCGCCTGCCAGGCGAGTTCAGGGCCTTGGGCGTGCCTCCCTACCTCCCTCGCGAGTTAGGCGGGGCCGGCTTGGCCGGACCTCCGTCTACTTCGTCGGTGCCCCCATTCCATCTACGCGCGCTAGCGACACTCCTCTACGGTCAGACTAGCCATCTGACATCCTTTGAGAGGGTGTGGCGAGATGCACCTGGCAACATGTTTGACCGCTCAGCGGCCAAGCAGGTTGACAAGGACTTCTCGGCGTTCGCCACGCGCCTGCACGGAAAAGACGGTCCACTTGATTGGGTCCCCCTCGGTGATCCCGAGGAGATTCGACAATCGGCAGTTCGGCGCATCTCGCAAGAGATGTCCCTTGCCTTTGGGGTCGACGGGTCTTGTCTTGCGACAAAGTACCCCCCTATCCAAGAAGTGTGCCGCCGTCTCTGTGAGGTGCGGTCTTCCATTCTCCGCACGGGCTGGCTTTCAGCCCGCGCGGTTACGCGGAAGAGCGTTTCGGAAATGGTTGCTCGTTGGCGCGAACTCAGGTCCACCTTAGTTTTGTGGATTCCCGAGTTCGTTACCGACGAGGGTTGGGATGCCTCCCCTGATTCAACTGCTAGGTTTAACGAGTACCTAGTAGAAAAGCCTAATACTCCGTTCCTTAAAACCTGGCGGCGATTTGCCATCGCCGCCGTCTCGAGGGA